ATGAATAAAATTATTAGATTTAATGACAGCGAAAAGCTTTTTCGTTGTCCAATATGTAAACGAAAGTTAAAGATGGTAGGCAATAGTTTGCTGTGTAGTAATAAGCATTGTTTCGATATTTCTAAATTAGGATATGTGAATTTTGCATTAAATCAAAAGCAATCTAAGCATTATAGCAGAACTTCTTTTGAAAGCAGAATGGATATTTTAGAAAAGGGATACTATTCACATATTCTTACGGAGATAACACATATATTGAGCAAGCTTGAAAACATAACAACTATTCTTGATGTCGGATGTGGTGAAGGATATTATTCTAGAAAAATCAAAGAACTATTTCAAGCAGATATAGTTGCTTTTGATATTTCAAAAGATGCCATTTCCCTTGCTTCAAAAAGAGACGGTAGTAAGTCTATAAAGTGGTTTGTGGGTGATTTGGAAAATATGCCAATTAGAGACCACTCAGTAGACTGTATACTGGACATATTTACACCAGCTAATTATTTGGAGTTCAATAGAGTTCTGACGGATAGCGGCTATATTGTAAAGGTTATTCCTGGGAATAAACATCTGATGGAGTTCAGAAACATTGCAAAAGAACATTTGAAAAATCAAGAGTATTCCAATGAGAATGTGATTAACTTATTCAAGAAGCAGTATTCTGTTATTTACCAAAAAAGAGTTTCAGAATCATATGAAATGCCGTTAGAGGATATTAAAATTTTTGCAGACATGACCCCACTGCTCTTCCATGTAGATAAAACTGAGATTGATTTCAAAAAGCTAAAAACTTTGACGATTGATGCAGAGATATTTGTGGGAAGTTTATAACACTTGAAACTTTCAGTTTGACGGAGCGTCAAATTACAATTTATAGGGTAAAGATAATAGGAGCCGAAAGGCTCTTATTTTTATGCCTTTAAATCCTATTCACTTACAAAACTTTTCTTATTATATAAGTTATATCGTGTTCACTCTAAAAGGTTTGTTGTATTAAGAATGGTGTCGTGATAGAACCTTCTCTTACATACTCTAACCCCAAAGGATATATTATGTCGAAGATTGAGATTAACAAATTAACTAATGCCAACATTTATTTGGATGGTGTGAATCTGCTCGGTCGTGCAGAAGAAGTTCAACTACCGCAAATTAAACACAAAATGGCAGAACACAAAGCTCTCGGTATGGTAGGTTCAGCCGAATTTTTTGCAGGAATAGATAAAATGGAATGCAAGATTAAGTGGAACGCACTATATCCTGCTGTTTTAAGGACTTGTTCAAATCCGTTTACTGCCGCAATGATTCAGGTCAGAGCATCTCTTGAAACATATAACGGAGCCGGAAGAATATCCGAAGTCCCTGCAACAGCATTTATAATCGGAACATTTAAAGAGTTTCCGCTCGGTAATATTAAACCTCAAGAGAATGCCGAATACGAAACAACGATGTCCGTTACTTATGCAAAATTAATCGTTGATAAACAGGAAGTCTTTGAAATTGATGTCCTGCAAAACATCTACAAAGTCGGAATGATTGATGTATTGAGCAAGTTTAAGAAAAATATAGGTGCATAAGTTGGAAGATTCGGTTCTTAAACAAAAAGGTATGAAAAAAGGGATTACGGAGGAAATTGCCACTCGCAAACGTGCGTTGAATTTTTATTCTTTGGCTAATATCCTCCCCGATCCTGATATTGTCTTAAAAAAGCAAGGCAAAGACATTAGAATTTACAAAGAGTTACTATGTGATCCGCACGTTTTTGCTTGCACTCAATCACGCAAAGCCGGTGTTTTATCTCTTGATTGGGAAATAAACAGAGGTCTTGATAAAGATCAAAACGCAGAAGATATTGAAAATCTATTAAAAAAGTTAGACATACAAAAACTTATGTCAGACATTTTAGATGCGACTCAGTTTGGTTTTCAGCCATTGGAAATTATATGGAAAAAAGATAAATCAGGTCACATAATGCCTGAAAGAGTTGTTGCAAAACCACCTGAATGGTTCTGTTTTGATGATGATAATAATCTCAAATTCAGAACTAAAGAGAATTATTACGGCGAAATTGTCCCTAATAAAAAGTTCTTGCTTGCACAGAATAATCCCTCATATAATAATCCATACGGTGAACGCACGCTCTCTCGTGTCTTTTGGAATGTAACCTTTAAAAAAGGCGGATTAAAATTTTGGGTTGTGTTCACAGAAAAATACGGAATGCCTCACTTAATTGGTAAACACCCAAGAGGATCAACCAAAGAAGAGACAAACTCTCTTGCGGATATGCTTGAGGATATGGTACAGGATGCCATTGCGGTTATTCCTGACGATTCATCTATTGAAATTCAAGAAGCAAGCAAATCATCATCTGCCGAGATTTATGAAAAACTAATCGATAAAATGAACACCGAGATATCTAAAGCAATTCTCGGTCAGACTTTAACAACTGAAATCGGCTCAACGGGAAGTTATGCCGCATCAAATACGCATATGCAAGTCCGTCAGGATATTGTTGATTCAGATAAAAAACTTGTTGAAGGCGTTATAAATCAACTAATTCAATGGATATATGAAATTAATTTTGCTAATGCGGAAGTTCCTGTTTTTGAATTGTACGAACCTGAAGATGTTGATTTAAATTTGGCTCAAAGAGATAAAATCCTTTCAGACACAGGAGTTAAATTCACAAAAGAGTATTTCATAAAAAATTATGGTCTTGAAGAGGAGGATTTTGAAATTAGGGAAGATATTATCCCTGCAAGTCCTAACTTTAAAGAATTTAAGGAAGAGGAAGATAAACTTGTTCCCGGACAGGCTCAAATCGAGAATTTATTTAAATTTATAACTGAAGGTGATTTGAATAAACAGGCTCAAAGTATGCTCTCACCTTTAATAAAACTCTTTGAATCTTGTGAGAATTACGAGGAAGCATTTGAATTGCTGACAGATAAGAACCTGCACAGTAAAGAGTTTGAACAAACGATACAAAAGGCATTATTCCTTTGCGAATTACAGGGGAGGTCTGATGGTCTTGACGAATAAAATCATCACAGGACACGCTCTTGAGATTCTAAAAAATTTGCCTGAATGTTCTGTTAATATGTGTATTACATCTCCTCCTTATTGGGGATTAAGGGATTACAAAACAAATCCTGTCAAATGGTCAGATGATTGGGAGGGCGAACTTGGTTCTGAACACGATGTTAATGCATGTCTGACATTTTTACATCAGCAACAGTCTCGTGTTTTGCAGGGTTAAACACATTTATTACGATTGCAATTCCTGCTCCCTGATCAAACATTGCATCAAGTGCATCGGGAATTGTGAATCCGGCTTTTGATTTTCCAAAATATCTCAATGCTTCTGTTTCATTAAGAATTAATGTCGGTTCGTTAATAGTTCTATATTGTTCTTCGACTTCATCAATCGGAGCAGTTCCTATAATACCAATGACCGCAGTTTTAACGGTCTGTATAGTTCTTGCACCTTTGGTGATTTCAATTGTCTCTACACCATGTAGAAAACTTGCAGGCATATTTTATCCTCCTATGGGGTTTATATTGTTTGTATATTTTGAGTTTTAAGTGTGAAATTAATACCGTACTGCCAAATTCCTTTGTTTTCCGAAATGAAAAAATCTTTTGTGGGCATTAGAGATGTACATTCATCAATTTGAAATCCGCTTAATTCGGCTTTGACTTTGTCGAGGTATTCATAAGCTCCGTTATTGTTTCGCAGATTTCTTGTGACGATAGTAATTGAGAATTCTTTTTGATTTACTTGAGTTACAAATCCGAGAGCCTGTGTTGTGGTGTAATTGCTCCCCTGATAATGAACAAGCAAAGCTCCAACGGGGTGCAATAAAATAAATTCACTCGGTTTATCCGGGAAGCCATCAACCAATATTTCAGGGAATGATGTTTGGAGTCGTTCAATAATAGCGTTTTCAACAGTTCTAATATTCACTTAATCTCTGCTTTCCGAATAATTTATCGAGGAGATTTTTATTAGTTCTGTACTCGTCAGGATTGAAACTTGACGATTCAAATAAATCATTCTCTGCTTGCAGGGATATAATTCCTTTCTGAATATCCCTTAAAGTTGCGATTGCGTTTTTGTATGCGTTTTCTATGACTTCAGGCATTTCATCAGCCATTCGTCTTGCGTACAAACGATAAACACTTAAATCGATTCCCAAGATACGAAGTAAAGGAAAATGGGTATCCAACGGCAGAGTATATCTGCCACGCAGATACCCATCGATGATAGCAGAAGAATAGACAATGGCTTCTGTTGCCACTTCACGATCGACAGATTCTCCACCATCATCATTAGTAAGCTGGATAAGGGTAGGGGTAGAGATGTGTGTTTCAATGTCATCGATCGTGCAATAATCCATAAACTAAATTCCTCTCAAAACTCTGACTTCTTGACCTTCGATAACCGAATCTTGAGCATATCCGTTGATTAAAGCATCATTTGTTGCTTTGACTGCTTTGCCGTTTTCATCTGATGCAACAGGATCACCGACATCAATCGTGCCGGCTGATTCAACAAGCAAAGTACCTAAAACAGCAATTGGTGCATACTGACCGTTTTCAATAGAAACATCAGAAACTCCGAGAGCCTTTGCACCGGCTGTGCAATAATTGCCGTCAAAGCCGATAAATCTGTGTTGTTCTATATCAGCAGTCGCTTTTACGGATTCAATCAATAAAGGTTGGTATAATTTATTTGCCAT